ACGAGGAAGTTCCAGCACATTCACAGTGATGGTTGTGATTGCGGCGATCTGAGCCACATTGATCCGGGCCTGGGCTTGGTAGCCCAGTAACCCGGAGATCATGAGTGGGAGGAGAAGTCTGCGCATGAGATTAGGTGGTTGCTGTGCTGTATGGAGTGGTTGGGGTGGTACCAGCCTGGTATTGGATATCGCACTTCCAGATTGTGGAAGCTACATCCGTGCAGGTGATGGTGTCACCAATGAAGCCACCTGAGGGTTGGGAACCCGCAAACGGCATCTGCAGACTATGATAGGTACCTGCATTACCTACGAAGACCTTAGCAGTCCCGGCATTCTCACCCTGGGCAGTCCCGATAATCGTGTCAGTCACGGTTGTCAGGAGGACCTTATCCTGGGCAGAAGTCGTGGCAACGGAGATGTACATACGGATGACACTGCCCGTTCCGGTTGCAGCAGGGATAGTCACAGCGGAGCCACCCGCCTGGTTAATAGCAATTAACTGTCCGGCAGTGGCAGAACAAGTCGCACCACAGGCCACAGCAGCGGGGCCAATCATAACCGGATTTGTAAGGGTCTTGTTCGTAAGTGTGTCAGTAGAGGCCTGGGTTACCACAGTACCAGATGCCACTGGAAAGGTATATGTCTGCCCATCCGTAGCTGCAAACGTAATGGTGTTATTCACCGTGAGAGTCTTGGCAGCTGCGATAGTCACAGTACCAGTAGAGTTCACAGTTACTGGGATATTAACAAATGCACCTGTTCCAGTATCGCAGAAATACAACTGTTCTGGAGGACCGGTCTTGATGTAGAATGCAGCCTGGTTACAAGACCCGGGCACAGTTGCACCTTTATCATACTGCACTACTGTCCAAGCCGTCATCTGAGCGTAGGCTCCCGCTGCACACAGTGCAGTCAGGAGCAGGGATTTGAGGAACTTCTTCATGGGGTGATTTTGCCCTCCTTGGGCGAATTCTCCTGAGCTACCTGCTCAAGGAAGGTCCGGGTGGAGGTCTCTGCCTCCCGCCAGCTTGTACGGCACATATCAATATCGAGACTCTCCCCAATGCCTGTGACTCCCTGACACCGCGCAGTCACCCCTCCACCCCTGGGAATGAAGTCACTTCTCAAGACAGAACGGGTTATTGGCTCATTACAGAACGGGCAGTTGGTCTTCTGTATTGCGAGAATCCCCCCTGTACAGCCCGGGCAGTTCGCCAGAGCCAGCTGTGCGGGCCACTTATGACCAGCCAGGCATTCATTGTAGGAACACGGGAGACGGGTGGGAGGAGCCTCAACTTCGGGGAATGGGACCCCGGATGGAAGATTTGGGTCAGGTGAGGGGAATTTCAAAGTGGAACCACCCAATCCCATCCCAGCGGGAGGGAGGCTGGTTTGCGTCACTGGAGCCCCCAGGAGCGTCTCAACCGGTGGAGGGGTACCCAACCCCCGGGAAGGGGTCGCGGACTGCACCAGGGAGACGCTGGGGGGCATGGGAGCGGACTGTGAGGGCGAAATGAATTTCGGGGTATTTTCCTGCACTAAATCACTTTACCACAATCTACTACATTTGTCAAGGGGTAGGAGCGGAAATTCCCCCTAAACCACTGATATCACTCGAATTTTAAATTTTCTCACTCCTCCTCCTTCTGATGAGAATGACGTGAGAGGTGGAGGATTTAATGGAATTGTTTCCGGAAATTCAAATTTCACCTGAATTTGTACTTAACTCTTGTGTTATCAGAGGTATAGAGAGGGTCCATAGCACCCGTCCTGGCCCCACGCGCAGATGGCAATCCCACAGAAGCATACCTGAC